CCCTGGGACTCACGGCCCCGATTTGCGCACTGTGACGTACCAAAAAATTATGCACCGTATAGAACACATTTATATTGCGTCATACGGTGCATTAAAGCATTTATATAATCATCATCCTCTCCCAGTTTAAATTATATCACGATATATGCGGTTTTGTCAATAATTATTTTTTCGTTTATTTGTTATCATTTATGTTTCAGAAAAAACATTAAAAAAGTGTTTGACAAAATACATATTTTTTGATATAATCATTATAGAAACAAAGAGATGACAATTAAAAAAGGAGGATATGAAGCATGATAACGCTTAGAGTTGATTTGTATTAACGGAAGCTAGGTCATAGGAGATAAGTTAATAATTATAAGAGGTGGATTAATAATGATCAAATCAGTCATAGTATATTCTAAGGATGAAGAAATCATTCCATCGCAGGTTTTCATAGAAGTCATGGCCGAAACATTCTCGGCTTTGTCAGACGAGCTAATTCAGTTGGATTATGAATACACCCGCGATGGCTATAAATTCAAAGCCGCATCAATTATACGAGTGTGTGACAATCAAAATTAAGCACCAGAAAAGACTGTTCTACTTGTTATAGAGCAGTCTTTTTTTGTTGCCATTTAACGCAAATTATGATATAATAATAATTAGAAATAAACGCAGTAAGGGAGGTATTACATGAAACAAAAAGGAAAGTCATTCCTAATCTGCAAATTGAACCGTGCGCAGACAGCCGTAATTTTAGACGCCCTGTCACAATACATCGCGCGTGAATCACGTGGTTCACTAATCGCGTCCGATTTGCATGATTCAATTTTCGCAACAGTTGATGAAAAGATTTCCTACGCGGAGGTGAAGCGGTATGGCAAGAAAGAAGAAAAAAACTAAGGTATCAAAAGTGGTTCAGGAATACAGACGTGTTAGAAGGAATTTTTTAGCGCGTGTGCGTGCATGGTCAAAACGTGGTTTCATATTTTCAGACGATGTAATACCGTCAATTCCTAAACGCATTACACAGAGAAGCATTAATAGGCTGAATAAAATAAACAAAAATTTGAATCAATATCAAAAAGCCTATGTAGATTTCAACACAGGAGAATTATTCACACCGCAAGAAGGCCGAAAGCGTTATAGGCAAGACAGGAAAATGTACCAAGGCGGTGGATATGAGGAAGCACCGCAAGCTAACAAAATCATTATAGACAATTTTTACGACCTAATTTCATCATACGACTACGGCTCACCTTGGAAAGGGCGAATAACCGACAGGCGTGATTTTGCAACTGCATGGTTGAATGATGCAATCAGCAAATACGGTGAAAGCAAAGTCGCTGTAATGTTGGAAGAAGGAAAAGCAAATGGAAACTGGCTGTCTGCGCGTGAAGCCTACGATGCTATTAAACTGCAAAACAGTCTGCGTGCAATGGCGTCAACGTTAGGAGCACCAGCAGAGGAAATAGATGAAGCTGTCAACAGTCTATGGGATGATTATTTCTAATTCAGAGGGAAGATAAAAAATGTTGTATTTTGCGGCAGATTTCGAAACAACCGTTGACGAAAACACGAAAGAACAAAAGAGTACAGAGGTATGGTCAGCCGCATTTGCGCAGTTGTACGCGGATAATATTCAGGTATACAACAACATAAACGATTTCCTGTCATATTTTGAAAAATTAACTGAGCAGAAGGTTATAGTCTGGTTTCATAACATCAAATTTGATGGTTCATTTTTTCTAACGACACTGCTTAACCGGGGTTTTAAATTCAAGAAACGAGAACGAAAATTCGACAAACTGTATAAAGGAGAATTTGATTGTGTTATATCGGGAGAAAATAGATGGTATTCTGTCACAGTCTGTTTTGGAAGAACGTTGGTAGAGTTTCGTGATAGCGCTAAGTTAATGCCTATGTCATTGAAAGCAATGGGCAAGGCATTCAAAACAAAGCATCAAAAGCTGGAAATGGAGTACAAAGGAGAACGTCACGCTTACGGTATCATAAAACCCGATGAAATGAAATACATTATCAACGATGTTCTAGTATTAAAAGAAGCGCTGGAATATATGTTGAATCATGGTAACACGCGGTTAACAATCGGTTCAAACTGTCTGCATGAATACAGGCAGGGTTTTTCAAAGGGGGAATGGTCTACATTATATCCCGATTTAAAAGCAATCAAATTGCCGGGAAGTTTTGGTTATCCAGACGCAGATGCATATATACGCCGTTCCTATCGCGGTGGTTGGTGCTATGTTAAACGTGGAATAGAAAATAAATGGATTAACCAGAACGGCAGAACCTATGATGTGAACAGTCTGTACCCGTCTGTCATGCACAGTAAATCAGGAAACGTGTATCCGGTAGGTCGCCCGCATTTTTGGCAGGGCGATATTCCGCCAGAAGTGAAACGCAACGGGATATATTTTTTCGTGAGAATAAAAGTACGTTTTCGCATCAAAAAGAATCATCTGCCTACGGTGCAGATTAAAGACAGCCTGATGTACCGCTCTACAGATTGGTTAATTTCATCTGACGTACAATCAAACGGAAAATTTTTTTCGTATTATTGGGATTCAGAAGGTGTTCTAAAATTAGCATACGCGGAAATGACGTTGACGTGCACTGACCTAAAATTGTTTTTTCAGCAATATGACGTTATAGAAATACAATATCTGCATGGTTGCTGGTTTTCAACAGTGGCAGGGTTGTTCGATGATTATATCAATAAATATATGGAAATCAAACAGAATTCCACAGGTGGAGCGCGTACAGAAGCAAAGTTATTTTTGAATAACTGCTACGGGAAATTAGCATCGTCTGACGACAGCAGTTATCAGGAACCATTTCTGGATGAGGATGGAATACTGCGTTTCATTTACCATGAAGAACACGAAAAACAGACAATATCTATTGTGCAGGGTTCCGCTATTACATCATACGCTCGTTATTTCACCATAACGCACGCTCAACAAAATTATGACGCTTTTTTGTATGCTGACACAGACAGTATACATATGTTAGACGTGGAGCCTATCGGGATTGTGGAGCACTCCAGCGAATTACTATGCTGGAAATGTGAAAGTGAATGGAGCCGTGCTAAGTACATCAGACAGAAAACATACTGCGAATTCATCCGCAAAGAAGACCACGAAAAAGTAGAACCGCACTGGTTAATAAAATGCGCAGGAATGCAGGACAGGTCCAAGGATTTTTTTCTAAGGACAAGGCCGATTTCAGCGTTCGACTACGGACTGACTATGCCCTCACAGCTAAAGCAGAGGTACATAAAAGGTGGAGTATTGCTGGTGAACGATGATTATACCTTGTTTGAACACAGCGCATATAAACCGCCTAAAAAATTCGGAGAAGTAGATGAAAAAAGTCAGGAAAAGCTTGACTAATCGCGACATTTTTGATACAATATAAGAGTAATAAATAAGAAAGAAAGGAGGATAAAATCATGAGAGGATGCATCACACGTTCATTCAATAAAACCATTGGTCATTTTGCGAGATATGATATGACAACCGGGCAGATGATTGAAGTGGGCACTGTTGAGTGTAAGGCGGGAAAGAATGTAAACCCCAGCAAGCTTATGAAGCTTGCGAACACGAAGTGGCCTGACGCTGTGGGAACGCTGATTTGTACGTTTATGGAAAACGTTGAAGAGAAGCGTTACATGACGGAGGAAGTGTTTATTGCGAATTCTCTTCCGTTACTTGAAAATGACGGAGAGGAAGAAGATGAAGCAGAATAATAAGAAAAGAAAGGAAATGAAAAGAAATGACAAGAGAATTAATTTGCACCACAAGCGACAAAAAGAAGATGTTTAAGGCTATCAATAACGGCAGTCTTCAGTTGAAGGATTTTCCTGGCCTGAAAATTAACGTGGTTGACATTATTCAGGTTGACAGCGTAAGGAAGGAAACCGGAGAAGCTGCAGTGAACACGGTTCTGGTAACAGACACGGGCGAGTGCTACGCTACACTGTCTCCTACCGTTGATGATAGTGTTCACAACATGATTGAGATTTTTGGAAATCCTTCTGAGGAAAACCCCATCGTAGTAGAAGTTAAGACCGGAAAGAGCAATGCTGGGCGGGAGTATTTCTATCTTGACATTGCGTAAAACGTGAAATGGTATCTACGATTAAATTAACGCGCGATAAAAGAGCCGTCCTGTAGGGACGGCTCGTTTCATATAAAAATGTTTCACGTGAAACATTGTAGGAGTTGAAATCATGGGGCAATATTATAGATTAGACAGACTGCTGGCTAAAAAAGATATTAACGGAAACACGCCTGAAATATACATTGTTTCCGGTAACAGAACAGCCGGGAAAACATTCGCAATCAAAGAATTCATGATGAGGGATTTTTTAAAAAACGGACATCAATTCATGTTACAATTCAGAAAAAACTATGATTTAGACGGCTGTGAAAAATCATTCATGGATGATATTTCAAATATTTTTCCGGGTTATGAAATGACTGCGCAGAGCGAGCGCAGAGGGGCGTACAAAGTATTGTATCTGGAAGGTTGTGAATTCAAAGAGCCTGTCGAGTGCGGGTTTGCAACATATTTGAACGCCTACGAAACAATCAAACGAGCGGCCAGCAGATTTTCTGGTGTATACAATCGGTTCATGGATGAATTCCAGTCAGAGAACGGGGATTATATTGACAGAGAAATCACAAAGTATATGTCAATACACTACAGTTTAGCAAGAGGATTTGGAAAACAATATCGCTACGTGCGCGAATTTTTAGCTTCAAACACATTTTCAAAATATAATCCGTATTATATCGCGTTAGGAGTATCAGACAGAATGGAACCCGGAGCTAAAATTGTTCGTGGCGATGGGTGGGTGTTGGAAATTACGAACAACGAAAATGCACAGGAAATGATGTTAAATTCCGGTTTCTCAAAGGCGTTTTCGAATAGTACATACATTCAGTCTGCGGCAAGAAATAAGCATATTCTTGACAATGACGCGTTTATTTCGGCGGAGAACACACGCGGAATGCTGTATTGGGGAACGATTGTGTTCTACAATGAGGAATCAGATGCCCCGGATAAAATTGCTGTGTATCTGGGAAACAACATGTGCTACGTGTGCTCAAAGGTGAACCCGGAGCACAAGCGTGTTATCACATTCAACCCGCGCACTCATTCAGAGAACACGCAGTTGACCTCAGACAATTCCGAACTGTTGCGCTTCTTCCGGGATTCTTTTGACCGCGGATTCATGTATTTTGAAAATGGAAAAATAAAAAAGATTGTACTTGACATTATGCGCTATTAATATTATAATATACTAAAGAGTATCTGTTTGCATTTTTAGGAATTCTGGCCTATTTTGGGAGAGCGGGGAAACGCTGGCCGATTCCATCGGCGGCTAATCCCACCGCCGACCAATGAGGGCAGGTACTTCTTTTTTATCAAAAAAGAAAGGAGGGAAAACGGTTCGTGTTGAGAGAAGATTTCATCAAAATTTTGAAGCGTATCGCCGGAACGGAACTGGACGAAGGGGAAGTGTACGATGAAGCGTTCATCGGAAATGAAATCAATAAGGCGGCTGATGAGTATGCGACTGTGGTGAAAGACAGGGACAGAATCAGACAGCAGTACATTGACGATTTCACCAACCCCGCAGAAGTACCCGTTGTGGAAGAGGAAAAAGAAGAAGAGAAAAAAGAGATTCAGCTGGATGATTTTCTGAATCTGTAGAAAGGAGAATAAAAAATGGCAGTAAAATCTGTTAAAAACGTGCCTATGCTGTTGAGTGCATTCAATCAGACACTTACAGGCACGGAGTGGGAGGGAATTATTCCTGAGCCCACCAGTGACAACATTATTAACTACGGTGGTACGCTGATTAATTATCAGCCTATCATGAACCGTTTTGTGAACTGGCTGGTTAACAGAATCGCATTCGCGAAGGTCAGCAAAATGTATTTCACGAACCCGTATGGTTTCGCAAAGCGCGGGCCGATTCGTTACGGTTACACCATTGAGGACATTTGGGTAGACATTGCGCAGGCGCACCCGTATCTGTCCGACACCGACGATGCGGCAATGCTGAAATGGGAAAAGCCGAACATCCGCGCGGTGTATCACAACAGAAACAGGGAAGAGTTTTTCAAGCAGACCATCACTGAGCAGGGCATCCGTGCGGCGTTCACGTCCGAACAGGGCGTTGCCGATTTGGTCGACCGTATCATCAATGGAATGTACACTTCCAACGATGTTTCCGAATTTGCGTACACCATCGCTTTGTTTTCTGAGTACGCAGATGCAGGAAAATTCAATCTGGTTTCCGCAGAAGCTCCGACCGATGAAGCCAGCGCAAAGTCTTTCCTGACTACGCTTCGCACGGTTTCCAACAACCTGCTTTTCCCGTCCCGGAAGTACAACGCCATAGGTGTCATGAACACGACTTCCCGCGAAAATCAGCGGCTGTTCATCACTCCTTCTGCGGATGCTAATGTGAGTGTACAGGCACTGGCCTACGCGTTCCACATGGAAGAAGCGCAGTTTTTAGGTCGTGTAACCCTGATTCCTGAAATTCCGAAGCATCCTGAAATCATCGCAATCGTGGCGGATGAGGAATTCCTGAACATCTACGATAACTTGTTTGAGACGAGAGATTTTGAGGACAGGGAAAAGCTGAGCTGGAATTACTGGTTACATGTGTGGCAGACGTATTTCCTTTCTCCGTTCCACAACGCTGTTGCAATTACCACAGCTGAACAGCCTACCGTTTCTACGGTAACGGTAACTGGTGCGGATGCCTATACGCCCGGTGCTTCTTCTCAGTACACTGCTACAGTTGCAGGAACGAACAGTCCTTCTCAGGCCGTCCTGTGGATGTTATCCGGAAACACCGATCCGTCAACTCGTATGGACGACAACGGTATGCTGTACGCGGGTAGACAGGAAATCGGAAGTCTGACGATTGTTGTGCAGAGCTACGCTGACAATACGAAAAAAGGAACGAAATCTGTTACGAAATCTGTTACGAAAGCGTCCGGAGGCTGATTGAATGAATAACGTGGAAGCAAGAGCATTGCAATCTAATATTTTTCAGTTGCTTTCCGGGATTCCTATCACGCCTACTCAGCAGTTGTATTTTTCTACGACTGCTGAGAGGGATGGCTATTTTGACGCGCACGTTATCTGGACGTTCAACGATATGAAGTTTATCCGCGAGCACAGAGCCGTTAAGGTTGCGCTTAATGTTGAAACGCTGGAAGCCGCTAATTATATGCGTTTTCGTAATAACGCATACAACGGAATCTGGATGTATTGCAGTATTGACCGTGTGGAATACATCAATCCGAACACGTCATATATCTATTTTTCAGTAGACGCGTGGCAGACGTATTTCATGAATGTTGATATACGGGGTTGTGATATTGCGAGAGAACACGTGCCCGCAGGAAGCGCGCACAACTACAACACTGTGCCTGAAGGAATTGACTACGGTGACTATGTGATTAATTCTGAACAGGTGTACACGCTGGATTCGCAGGATGAGGTGACAACCTACGTAATTGTGTCAACGGTGAATCTGGTTAATTCAGGTGGCACGATTGATAATCCTGTGATATATGGCGCGTGGGGAAATGAGATTCAGGGTTTGCCGACTGCGTGCGAAGTGGATTATCTGGACGCCAGCACCGCAAACATTTCCACGTTTTTTCAAACAATGGCAGACTATCCATGGGTGGCACAGGGAATTATTTCAATATTCCCGTTCCCTGCAGATTTTTTGCCAAAAGCGGGCACAACCATGACAGCAACAGGACTGGTGATAGGCCGTGTGCACGGGAACATTCCCGGAGGTGGAAAGCGTATCATTGAACAGGCGTGGCGTGCTATGTTTCCTGCATTTTCGCAGGGAAAATTGTACTGTTATCCGTATTCGTTCATTGAAATTGTGCTGGATGATGGAACCAGTCTGGTGGTGAAACCGGAACTGCTGGAAACTGGTACATTACAGTTAGTATGCAACGGTTGCTGTATTCCCACAGGGCAGGTGCTCGTGGCGGTCTCAAATTACGCGGGTAATGACGCGGGCACAGCCGGAACGGATTCTCTGTTCGGTTCCGTATTGTTTTCCGGTTTTCCGTCTTTTCCTGTACAAAATGACCAGTACACTGTGGCAAAACAACAGGCAATCAGCACATACGAACTGATTCATCAGCAGAACAGAACTAACATGCAAATTGGTGCAATTACGGGCGCAATATCGTCCATCGGCGGTGGAGGATTGACTGGATTAGCTGGTGCATTGGGCGGGGTGACAAACTGGTTGCAAAATACTATCATGTCTATGCTGAATGAACAACAGGCCGCTGCGAGAGATAGGCAGAAAATTGACCAGATGCAGGGTTCCATTACGTTGAGTGGTTCGCAGTCTAACGGGGCGCAGGCGTTGTTAATGACAATGGCGCAGGGGCTGAGCGTTCGTATTCGAGCGTGGTGTCTGAAACCAGAATTTCAGGAAAAATTGGAACAGTATTTTGATGCGTTCGGTTACAAATCAAACAGAATCGGAGTCCCGAATTTGAACAATCGTCCGCGCTACAATTACGTTCGTTGCAATTCCGTAAACATTTACGGTAACATTCCGAATGAACATCTGGTGACTATTAGAAACATGTTTTTAAACGGTGTGACGTTTTGGCACGACCACGACAATGTGGGAACCTACGGAAATAACGGTTAGAAAGAAGGTGAGAAAATGGGAAGAGGTGGTTTCAAACGTAAACCGTTTGGCATTGACGGATTCGGTTATTCGCAAAATTTAAAACAGGGGTTCATGTGGAATGTCACATTTGCAAACTACATGGAACATTTGTACCTGCTGGCTGTTTCCAGATTTACGTATAAAAACCTTCCGCCTACCGTTTCAAGGCGCATGATTGAAAAGTCGTTAATTGAACGTGGCCATGTGCTGTTTTTCGAGAACGAAATCATGGGTTATCTGGCGTTACCGTCCACCGCAGCTTCGAAAGTGAACATTTATGACGTGCCGAAAAAACGGATTGTTAACACTGCGTCCGGTTTTCATGCAACATTGACGGAACAGAACAGTGTGCTGATTTACAATGACGACACACGCACACCGTTCATCGATACGGTAGCGTTTTATGCGAACAAGTTAACGCGACTGGAAATGGCAAAAGATGCCAACATTGTGCAGTTGATGAGACCAAAGGTTATTCGTACTAATCAGGATAACGAAAACAGTATAAGGCAGATGTTAAATAAGGCTGAGCTAGGAGAACCGTATATCCTATACGAAGATGAGGACAATTTGCTGAGTGGAAGCGACAAGACGGAAGTGCTGGATTTAACGTCTCCCATTATTATTCCCGACATTGACCGTGCTAAGTTTACGGTGTTAGGTGAGTATTTATCCCGCTTAGGATATAACAACATTAACATCTATAAGTCGGAGCATCTTACAGTCGATGAAGGAAATGCAAATAATGAGAACATCATGGCATTTCGGGAATCCGCGTTGGAAAGCAGACGTGATGGGCTGGCACAGGTCAACCGTATGTTCGGGCTGAACATCGAAGTTGAGTTTTCACCGAATGTCCACGTTGACAGACAGGGAATTCTGAATCCGTCTGAGCGGTCGGAGCGTGAGGGCTACGCGGGTACGGCGGAAGAAGGTGATGAATAATGGCACATTTTACAACGACATTACGAGACATCATATATCATTTCTCACAGCAGGAAGACCCGTATACAATCGCGCAACAGGTCGCTGATGAAACCGGAAGGTATCCGTTCATACTCCCGGGGCAGGATGTACCCGTAACTGAACGCATTAAAACAGCGCGGGATAGCATCATTGACGCAGATATTCAGTTTTTTAATGAAGATATGAAAAATGAATTCTGGATGCAGTTTTGCATCAAAAACATCATGCGTGAAATTGAGTATGAAGAAGTAGCCATGTGGATTTTGCAATTCAACTACAATATCCGTAGAGTAATATGGAGATACAATAAATTGTATGAAACGCTGTCCGCGAATATTGATTTGCTGAATTCTCACAAGCGTCAGATGGTCAGGAACACGACTGGAAATGAAAACAGACAGACAACCGACCATGGCACGTCCAATTCTACCACATCAAATCGTGAAGTTTTTGAGGACACACCGGAAAGCCAGTTGGGAAATTCCGACTACGCAACGAATATCACGAACACGAATGGTTCGGCGAACGGTGAAACAACCGGAGAAGGAACGGATAAATCAGATTATTCAGATAATGAAAATCTGGTTGAAACCGGGTTTGACGGGCCGCAGGGCGAAATTCTCATGAGGAATCGGGAAAGTCTGGTAGACGTGATAGGCGCGATGGTTGATGAGTGTTCGAAACGGATTTTCCTAAAACTGTATATGTATGATTGAAAGGAGGTTAAAATATGGCTGACCCGAAAGACGATGAAAAATTACCTAAAAAGATTTGCAATCCGCCTATCTGGCTGAGCCTGCCGTCTGCGTGGGACTGGTCACTGTCGAATGCAGAAAATCTGCGCAAACTGGTATATAACGTGAACGTTATTATTCAGTATTTGCAGGATTTGCAGACCAACTATGAGGCGTACACCGACCAGAAGGTAGCAGAGTTAAAGACGTATGTTGACGCGGCCGATAAGGCACTGCATGACTATGTAGACCAGCTGAACGCCGACATGAAAGAATACGTTGACACGCAGGATTTAGCGTATTGGTCACGTCACCTTGAAGATGTTCAACGTCTGCAGAATAACATTGACACTCTGCGGGCGTACTGCGATGAAAATTTTGAGGATATACGCACAAAACACGCTCAGGACATCGTGGGGCTGTACGGTGCGTTGCAGTCACAGTATGAACAGCTGACTGCATACACGGACAGACAGATAGATGTATTACAGGCGTGGACGCAGGAACAGCTGGATGCGCTGAGACTGGAAGTTGACGAAATCAATGAGGACGGTTTCAGAATCGATAATCCGACAACCGGAGAACGCGATCACGTAGGGAATACTGTGAATGATGTGTATAATGCGTTGCGTGTGCATGCTATCACGTGCGATGATTTTGATGCGTGGTTCACGTATTATGACAATGACTGCGACTCATTCAGAAATCTGTCCATGTCTGCACTGGACTTTGACACGCTGTCATATTCGATTATGTATGACAGGTATATACAGGAAGTGAACAGCCCTGTAACCGGAGAAATGGTGACGCACGCTGAGGCATTAGAACAGATTATGTCATTTTCGTCTGAACAGGCGTTAGATTGTACGGACAGAGACGGGCTGGATTTAACGTGTGTGCAGATTGCGGAGAAGGCGTGGTCGGCGTTTGAGTGGGATACGGAAAGCGTGGGGTATTTTAACACAGATGCATTTTTGATTATTAAATTAGGGATAGGGTTTGTTGTGATTAATAAATACTCATTTCCGCCTAATATGTTCCCGACAGAATCAACGGTTGGCACAAACACTACTTACCCGTCTTTAATTGGGTGGCATTTTGATATTGTGCAATTAGAACCCATTTATGAATCTACAGAAAATGCAACAATTAATATGACTTCAATTGTATACAACCGTAAAATCATTACTGAAGGTGTTAAATCAACGCAATTTTCAATATCATACACAAAAACAGAAGAAAATAACGCCAGAATGACAGGATGTGCATGTACTGTTATCGATATATACAATAGTTTTTCTGATGCGAAAGGAGGCAAAATAGCATGATGAGTGGAAAAACCAGATATTATAATCTGGGAAAGTATCAAAAGACTGACATTGTTGATATTGAATCTGACTGGAATGAAAATTTCAGCAAGATTGACACGCAGATGAAGGAAACGGCTGACCAAATAGAAGAGTACACCGATACTGCAGATAATATCAACAATCAGAAGCCCACGTGGGACGGACAGATTGCAAACTGGCGTTCTGAGTTGAACGTGGCTGAGGGACAGCTGAATGAAAATTCTGCAAATGCTGTAACCGCGCGTAACGTGGCGGAGAGCGCAAAGGTTACAGCGCAGAAAGCACAGACTGATGTTTCCGGTGCTGACGGAATTGTTCAGCAGGCTGTTGCGCAGGTGACGAATGTTCAGCAGACGAACCAGACTGTTGCAACGGGAATACAGGGATTGACGCTGAGAATTGAAGCGCTGGAAGGCAAGACTGCTTAAATTTTAATTCCGTATGCTGACGGAGGAAAGAGAGGAAAAAATGAGTTACACAAATCACACACCGAACTACAATCTGCCGCAGTACGTAGGAACCGATAAGCCTACGTACCTTGGAGATTTCAACAACGCAATGACTACGATTGACACGCAGATGCACAACAACGCGCAGAACGCGGGTGAAGGAATTGCCGCGTTACAGCAGGCGCAGAACGCACTGTCCGAAACGCAGGAAACGCTGACTGAAGTGCAATCTGAGGTTGCGAATGTTTCCGGGATTGCGGCGAATGTGAACACGAATGTTCAGCAGGCACTGACTGCGGCGAATGATGCTACTACTGCCGCTAACAATGCGACTTCTCAGATTCAGCCTGCGGTGACTGCGGCGAATAAGGCATCCGCTGATGCACAGGCCGCACAACAGGTAGCGAATGGTAATGTCACTACATTAAATGATTTATCAGATCGTGTTACCGCGCTGGAAAAAAAGCCGCAGGAAATTGTGACAAAAACCTTCAATATTTCCGGCAAGTCAAACATAAAGCCAAACACCATTGACGTTAGTTATGATGGGTACACGCCAGTCTCCGCGGGAGTGACTAGACTTGTGTTTGACCTCAACGATTCACGCGCGGACAGGGGAGGGGATTTTACAACTTCACTCTCAGGAAACACGTTTTCAATCACCTTTAGTTTACAAAGCGATTTCGTTTCAGATATATCAGGCGAAATTGCCGTGGTATATAAACCTAATTAACCATGGAAATTATAAAAGGAAATTTTTACTTAAACTCTGAGGAAATGAATAACAATGCTGAAATCCTGTGGACTGCTATGCAGTCCATGGGGTGGAGCGATTGGGCAATCGCGGCGATACTCGGAAATATGCAGACAGAATCAACCTTAAATCCGGGTATATGGCAGAACCTTGATGAAGGGTGGTTAAAAGGCGGGTATGGTCTCGTGCAATGGTCACCTGCAACAAAATTGTTTTCATGGATGGATGAAAATGGGTACGCTCACGATGACTACAACGGCCAGTTAGCAAGAATAGAATGGGAACGTGCTAATGGCGAACAGTATTATTCTACCTCTGCATATCCGCTTTCGTTTGATGAATTTTTGCATTATGAACCAAAAGATGGCAAAACGGATGAAGAGGCGTGTAAATATCTCGCCGCCGCTTGGGTGAAAAATTATGAACGTCCTAAGAATCAGAATCAGCCGAAGAGAGGAACACAGGCGTGGCGGTGGTTTCAGATTTTTCACAACAACGACCCTGACCCTCCGCCGGAGCCGCCGCCTGAACCGCCCGTCCCTCCCGAACCGGATGTCCCAGATAAACCGGAGAACGCATACAAATATCTGTGGGAATGTGTCGGGGTTTTCTGGGTTTTGGTTAGAGAAACAGGGTCACCGTTTGTGCTTTCGTCTACAGTGAGACGAATTAGTGCCGATAGCGTTGAATATCAAGGAACAAGGTTCAGAAGCATCGGCGGAAATTTTTATAAAGTTATGAGGAGATAACTAAGATGGAAAAATCAATTCAAAAAGTGATTAACTTTACTGAAATTATCATTGCGATATTAGGAGGCTGGCTCTCGGCTGAGTTAAAAGCAATCGCCCCTGTGATGATAATTCTTGTTGCTCTGATGATTCTTGATTATGTGTCTGGTATGGTGTCCGCGTGGAAGGACGGAACATTGAACAGTGAAAAAGGCACAAAAGGCATTGTAAAAAAGTTAGGCTACCTGATTATTATTGCCTGCGGAATGTGCTTTGATTTCATTCTCACATATGCGTGTGACACTATCGGAATTGCTTATGAAAATCGAATGGTGTTTGGTTTGATTATTACCATCTGGTATGCAGTTAATGAGTGCCTAAGTATTATTGAAAATGTAGGGGAGTTTTCTAACGTGCCAGCGTGGTTGTCAAACCACATCGAAAAAATCAAAGACAAAATAGAGGAGGACGAAAAACAATGATAAAGGCGATTGACGTTAGCTCTAATCAAGGCATGATTAATTGGGAGAAACTGCCTTCTCAAATTGATTATGTGATTCTCAGGTCTGTACTTAAAAGCGGTAAACCTGATTCACAATTTGATTATAATGTCCGTAAATTGAATGAATTAAGCATTCCTTATGACGTGTATAAATATGTATACGCTACAACTGTAGAAGGAATTAATCAAGAGATTTATGACGTTATTAAACTGATTCAGGACACCGGGGCTAAGGCAAAACGGATATGGCTGGACATTGAAGATGATTCACTACAGAAACTTGGCTGTGATACGCTCACTGGTATTGTGAAGGTTGGTGTAGAAGCAACACTTAAGAATGGCTTCTATGCAGGTGTGTACACAGGATATTATTGCCTTGCTGAAAATTGGTTCACTATGCCTGACTGCCCGCTTTGGATTGCCAGATATCCATCCAATGTAATGTATGAATTAAATGACAAACATCCTTCAACAACTTATGTTGATGCGTATGAGTGGAGCGGTTGGCAATATACTTCTAAAGCACGTATAAACGGAATTCCTAATTTATGCGATTTGAGCATTTTTGATGAAGACATTATGTTGCTGCATTGGGAAAACACGGATACATATTTACAGAACACGATTTACGGAAACAGTATACAAAAGGCCCTTGAGGAAATCGGGGTAGACGGCAGTTATAAAAACCGAAAAAAGATTGCGCTCAGAAACGGCATGAGTAATTACACGGGGACGGCAGAGGAAAATCTAAATATATTGAAACTGCTAAGAAATGGCGAACTTTTAAAAATATAGTTTGCAAATTAAAAAAGAATATGCTATAATTAATCATGAAAGGGGAGTGATAACATGGGACTTACACTTGCAATCATGATTTTTATGGGAATCGTGGGAATCCTTTTTTTAATCGCGGTAGGGATACTTAAAATTTCCGAGGCAATTCTTTGGCTGATATATGGCGATTGAAAATTGTTGAAAATATGACGGCTCCAATTTGTGTAAAATGTGATACAAAAAATTTTGGTACGTCACAGTGCGCAAATCGGGGCCGTGAGTCCCAGGG